CTCTTGTATCAACTTTTGTTGTAGTAGGTGCTACAGTAAATGGGCCAAGTGATGAGCTAGCTGCTGCTTCATTAGGAAAATTTCTAAGATCTAATTGTATAATAGCATTACCTTGTTGATTAATAAAATCAGGTATAATTCTACTAACTCTCATTATACTTTCACCATCACCTCTAAGGTCAGCCATATTAGTTGCAGATCCTCTAATAATTTTTTGTGTAATATCATAATCTCCAGAAGTAATACTAGAAGGAATAGCTGTTGTTACCCCACCTCTTATTTGATTAACTCCTGTTTCATGTTCATAATAATAAGTTATACCTTCAGTATTTCCTGTTACATCAAAAGAAGTATCTGTATCTGCATCGTATTGCGTTGCATGTGGTAAACCAAATACAGCAGAATCTTGCCAAGTAGTTCTAGTAAATAAACTGCTTGCATTTGTAAACCATATAGGTCGTTTAGCAGTTGAATCTAAATAACTATATGTAACAGATCTAGTATTAACGTTTGAATCTGATGTAGGATAAAACCATATAACTTCTCCAAACAAGTTATTAATACCACAAAAAATCATTTGATTAGATGTCGTGTTAAGATCATTGTAAACATAATCTTCTACCAAACAATCCATGGATTCTAGTTTACCAGTGTATCTAAAAAAACCATTTTCAGACATCCAATACGCAGCACCATCAACTTCAACAGCTGCATTTTTTCCAATCAATCCACAGTTAGTTCCTACTTGTTCATATGCAAACGTAAACGGTTGACCAACAAAACGCATGGTAAATAAAGAAGTATCTGTCCAAACATAAATTGCATTTCTACCAAGTTTAGCTCCAATGATCCGTGATCCGGCGGCCAGTCTTTGTGTACCAGCACTATTGGTTGATGTAGGTGCATAATCATTAATATTTTCTTGAGATGAAAATCTAATAAACATTTCATCTTGTGTTGATTTATCACCAATGGTTGTTTCAGTTCCAAAAAAAACTAAGTGACGATCAGGTGTAGATACCAACATATCTCTAGATGCTGTCGGTGCACCACTAATTATTGTAGCTCTTGTGCTTACTGCATTTGCTAAATCTGAATTCCATTCAAAACACTCACCGTTAAATATTAAAGCTATTAAATTACTTCCTAAGTTATCTAAAGACCACATACCTGGTTCTGCAACTTTATCCGTGGTCGATGCTGCTTGACCCCATGCTGCATAATCACTAGTATTAGTTACAGTTGCTCCGGTGCTGTGTGAAGCATTTGTGGTTCCTCTAACATTTCTAGTTATTCCAGTAAAACTTGTAGACGTAACTCCTGTGTAAGATATTTCTTCAGTGCCTACCAATATAAAATTAGTTCCTGAAGATGGAAAGTTAGCCGTGCTTGCTACGTTGATTGTAGTTCCACTTCCACCCGTTCCAGCAGAATCAGCATTTAATCCTCCGTTCAATGTTGTTGTTTGAGGACTTGATACAGTTCCACCCCATTGAGAAATACCATAACCAAAAACTCCTACTTGGTCTGGTGGTCCCACATGATAATATTGAAAATAAGTAATACCTCCAGAGGTAGTTGCTCCAGCTCCGCTTTCATTACCAGGCATTGTAATAGTAATTTCTGTTCCTGAAGGGACAGAAGTTACCATAAATTTTTTATCACAAAAATCTGCAGAACCAAAATTAGATCCTGTAATTGTGCTAAAAGTACTGATGTCTCCAAATAATATTATGTCTCCAGCTAAAAAACCATGAGCTGAAGGAAAAGTAATAGTAACATCTGGTTGACCATTAGTTGTGCTAAATGCATTTGTAATAGCTGTGCCTGATGGATTTTTTAATGGATGTATGTCGTAGTATACTCCTCCAGTGTAAGCATATAAAATTCTATTAGTTCCAATTATAGAGTATTTAATACCCTCTTTATTAACCATGTGATGCAACCCTCTAGCTGCACCTGTTAATTTTGTATCTCCTAATTGATTCCAACCACCTATTTTTTCAGGTGTTCCGTACCTAAAACGGACATTTTCGCCCTCTGTCCATTGAGACTCTGCTCCGGTAGAGGTAACTTGTTTATTGAATCCTGGTAAAAAGCCTAATTTTTGTAACATATAAAAACCTGTTTAGTCGGTAATATAACAGATTATTAGTAAATTCAATTATTATTATACGTAGGAAAACCAACCGGTTGCTATATATTTAGTTTCTTCTTTAGCTACAATACCTCTATGCACATGAGTCCAGTCAGAAGGCCATATTAAAGTCAAACCTTTTTCTGGTTTTATTTTAATTTTTTGATGAAACCATTCTGTTTCTCCATCTTTATTAACTGTATTTAAATAAGTCATAAAAGCCATGATTCTTTGAGATGAAATTATATTTGAATTTTCTGTATGCCAACTAAAAAAACCTTCTCCTGGTTTGTATCTTTGTATGTTAATTAATTCTTTCATAGCCCAAGGAGCTAAAAGTGCATCTAATGCAGGAAATACTTTTTTATATTCCTCTACACAATTTTTTAACTCAAATGCATATTTGACCATATTTTGATCTTCCATACTTAAACAAATGTCAGTAGATATTTTACTATCTTTATCATAACCAGTATCTAAAACACCTAACTTGTGTAACTTTTTATTAGCTTCAAAAAACTCTACAAGTTCATCACATATTTCAGGATTAATATACCAACCTTTTAAAAAACCTTTTTGTTTATTTAATTTATATTTTTTCAAAATATTACCATGTCCAAGATATTGCTGAATAACGTGTTCCTTTTTTTACAGGCTTTACTTCATGTGGAAATAAAAAATTAGAAGGAAATACTAAAACATCTCCTTTTTCAAAATCTAATTTTTTACCTTGCATCATAAATTCTCCTCCAGAATAATCATCATTTAAAGAACAAAGCACACTTAGTATTGGCACACCTCTTCGTGTTCCATCAAATATATTTGTTATGTGATCACAATGTTGTGCCATTTGTTTATTTTTTTTATATTTATTATATCTTAAAAAAGAGTAACTATCCCAACTATCAAACCATGAAAATCTTAAATATTTTAAAATATAGTCATGTATTGCATACCAATATTTATCCATGATTTCATTATTTGTAGTAATTTGATCTGTGTACATTGTAGATAATTCTTTGCTTCCAGATAACTTAATTTCTTTTTTTGTTGATCTATTATAAAAAGTATGTTCGTTCCACTCAGCTTTAAAAGTTTTTAATTGTTTTACTGTTTCGTCACAAAGTGGTTTATCTAACCAACCTTTATAATTTCTTACATAAAAATCTAAATTTTTTTTCATAGAATTAATTCAGTTAAAGCTCTTTGATTTCCAAAAGTACCTTTAACAAATACATTAAAGGCTAAACTCATTCTTGCATTGTTACCTTTTTTTAAATCTACAGTATGTGTTGTAGAAGAAGGAAACATAACTAACTTGCCACTAGATACAGGGTAAACCCAAGACTCACTATTAAACCAATTAAATTCTTTTGGCATTAATTTAATTACTTCATGTTTATCTCTGTTTCTAAAAAATTTTATATTATCATTTTCCTTATCTGCATTTATATATAAAACTCCCGAGACTAAAGAGTTGGGGTGGTTGTGTATGTGATGATATTGTTTTTCATTCGTAACGTTTAACCAAGACTGAGTGATATAAGGTTTTATTTTATTTTTAGTAGCATATACTTTGTCAAAATATACTTTTATGTGTTGGTTTAAAATTTTTTTAATATCTTTCATAGCAGGTTTATTTAAAATATAGTTATCATTTGAAGTAATATTACCTTCGTTTGGATTGTGGCTTTTCATGGATTTAGCAAAAAAAGCATGTTCTTTTTTTAAGAATGGTCTAGGTAAATTAGATAAATAAATAGGTACTGGAAATAAACCTTCTATAGTAGTTGATACAGCTTCAGGGATAAATTTTTCTTTCATATATTCTATTTTTAAATATAAATTAAAAATAGACTAAGTCAATTAGATTCTACTCTGGTATTTGTACCCAATTTGTAGTTGCTTCATCCCATTGAAATGCACTTGGATCTGGATCAGTAGGTCTTGGCACAGGTGCTTCCCAATTACATGTTTCTTCGTTTAAAACCCATGACTCATATGGTTTTGGTGGAATAAAAGCATCTCTTTCTGAATCGTAACTATAACCTTCTCCAGGAGAATTTTTTCTAAAAGGAGTGCCTCCTAATTTATGAACACCTGCTTGAGTGTTATAAGAACCTTGAACCCAAACCGAAGTTTGTTCTTTGTATAAAGTTCTTAAAAAAGCAATACCTCTAAGTTCAGATTCTTGTCCACCTGAATCTTGTAAAACTTTATTATGAACTGAAGTGACTGTAATCACTTCTCCAAAATCATTTATTCTTGCAAAGATAGCCATTATGCTGATGTATCCCATGAACCAGAGCCAGTAAAACTTAATATCGTATTACTACCACTTGTTGTTATTGTAGGTTCACCTGTAGTTAATTCTGAAAAACTTGCAGTAGGTACTGAAACAATTACAATACCTGAACCACCGGCTCCTTGGTTTCCTCCGCCGCCACCGCCAGAGTTTGCTGTGCCGGGTTGTCCACCTTGATAACCAGGTTGGTTTCCTCCAGATCCACCACCGCCAGATCCTCCGGGTCCTGAGCCTCCTCCACTTTGAGAAGCACCTCCGCCACCGCCAGCGTATGTTACAGATGATCCTGTAATTGAACTTGAACTTCCGTTACCACCGCCACCGCCTGGTGAAGATGTACTTGGAGCATTGCTTCCGCCGTTTCCAGCGCCACCGCCTCCTGCTCCTGGATAATAAGGTCCTCCAGGTCCTGCAGCGTTACCGCCACCGTTACCTTGTGAAGGTGATACTGAAGGTGTGTTTCCAGATGCTCCTGGAGTACCATTTCCTCCACCGCCTCCAGATCCACCAGTACCAGCCGATGGTGTATTTCCGTTACTACCTTTACCGCCTCTTGCAGCAGCAAAAGTACCTAAATTTGGTGATGCGTAAGATGAGTCTGTACCAGTGCCTGCGTATGGACCACCAGTACCTACAGTTATTGTTACTGTTTCTTTTGCAGATATAGTTACACCAGTAGGATTTCTAAAACCTCCGGCTCCACCGCCTCCGCCATTGTTAGCGCCGCCGCCTCCGCCGCCACCAACAACTAAAAAATCAACGTTAAATGGAAAAGAAACAATTTTACCTGGTCCTCCTCCAGCTCCAAATCCTAAGACTTGGTAACCAAATGATTTACCTTTTCTATTTTGAGTAGTTCTTGTGTTCTTACCTGAAGTAAGATTGTTTTTTAAATCTCTCATATTTCAATTCCTTACAGGTCGTTAGCTGCGTCAGTAGTATAGAATATTTTAATTCCTATTACTCTTGCGTCAGCAGTGAAAGTATCTCCACCAGCGTTTGCATCTCGGAATAATTGAAAATAAGATATCTCACCTGCAGCAGGTGTACCTGCAATTGTAACTGCTCCGCTTTCAGATGAAATTTGTTGATCTTCTACTGTACCTATGCCAGCGTCTGTAACGTTAACCGCAGTTCCATATGCAACATCAATAGTATCACTATCTGCACATGCAACTCCTTGTAATCCAAAAATACAATCACCTGTGTTTGTAGAACCAGGTGTCCAATATACTTGATAAGTTATTGTTCCTTCATTCCATGATTTAGGCATGGCTATTGAAAATTGTGCATACTCATCTGTATCTTTGTCAAAATCTAATACTTTTAAATCTGGTCTTGTTGCTGTTGTTTCTGCTTGCGCAGCTTCAGCACCATTAGTTGTAGCTCCGTACATGGCAGCAGCAGGAACCCATATAGTTTCTTTTCCTGCAATTTTAACTGCAGATACGTTTCCACCTGAATCTTCTGCTTGAATTACTCCAGTGCCTTTTGTTTTTAATGCGATACCTATATTTGAATCATCACCAGAAGCTGTGATTGATGGGTTATTTCCTGTAGCTCCGTTAGCTAAAGTAATTTCGTTAACGGCAGAACCTGTAGCTGTTAATAAAGCTAATTGATTTCCGTTAGTATCTAAAATTGAAGTTCCAATTTTAGGACTAGTTAAAGTTTTGTTTGTTAAAGTATCTGTTGATGTAGCTGTTACTGTTCCTCTTGGTAAAGTGTATATATCCGGGTTAGTTCCATCATTTGCTGTAGCAAATAAAATTGCATCACCTTTGTCTGTTGTACCAAAAGTAAAACTATCTCCAGAACCAGATGTATATTTAAATTGTACAGTGTAAGCACCTGATGTTGAGTTTCTGATGTAAAATATTTTTTCTACATCTAAAGGAATTGTTACAATTTGGTTTCCAGTGATTGAACCTGTAAGCTCAATCATTGCATGTTGAGCTGTTCCAGTAGTATTTCCATCTACGATTGTTAAAGCTGTAGTTTGTGCGCCACCAGCGATTGATTGTGCATTAAATCCACCAGTTAGCTGTTCAAATAAAGATAAATTGTTATTAGTTTTTGTTCCCCATGTACCGGCGTTTTCACCAGTTGCCATTAGTTCTATACCGAGATCTGTATAAGATGATGCCATAATTTTGTTCTCCTAATTAGTGTCTTTTTTTAATTTGTTTTATACTTAATGTCAATAACATATTACATTAATTACCAGCGGTCACACGTGTATAACCAGCGTCTTGTGTGCCAGTTATTCGCTCATAACCTAATGGAGCTACATTACCTACACTAGCAGTTGCAGAAACCCCTGTCAATCCTATAACATCTGCTGGAGTTAAAGAACCTGTTGATGCAGTTGCAGAAACCCCTGTTAATCCCATAACGTCTGCTGGAGTTAACGCACCTGCAGTCGAAGTCATGGAAAGTCCTGTTACAGCTATTGTAGGATTTGCACTTATTACTAGATTAGTTCCAACAGATGATGTTGCACTTACTCCTGTTAGTCCCATAACATCTGCAGGCGTGATTGCACCTACAGAAGAAGTAGCACTTACTCCTGTTAAAGATACATTTATACTAAAATCTATAGTAGGAGAGCCAACTGTTGATGTTGCTCCTACTCCGCTTAAAGTAAATGTAGCGTCAATTATATTTGTTAAAGATCCAACACTTGATGTTGAACTTAATCCTGTTAGTCCCATTACGTCCGCAGGAACTAAGAAATATTCACTACCCCAACCAGTTGTTGCAGAACCCCAAGCTAAATCACCCCAACCTGCACTTGTTCCAATTGCTGTAGTTGCTTCAACACCTGTTAACTCAACTACAATTCCTGATTGACCCCAGTTTTCTGAACCCCAAGTATCTGAACCCCAACCTGTATTAATTTCTGTAAGAACCGTTGAAGATCCAAGAGCTGATGTTAAACCAAAACCTGTTAATGAAATAACAGGACTAAAACTATCTCCCCAAGGTTCTTCTCCCCATAAATCTCTACCCCATCCTTGCTCGGCACCAGCTATAGGTGTTCCAACAGAAGAAGTTGCACTTAATCCAGTTAATGTAATTGTACTATCGTTTTGTTGGCCCCATTCTCCATCGTTCCATGAAAAAACTCCCCATGTATCTGGGTCCACTGTATTAGCTTGTCCACCCATTCCAGAGTGATATTGACAATAATAATATAAAGTTGGTGCAGATTCAGCTACAACAATTTGTACATACGCATCAGCTTGTCCTGCTGTTCCAGAAGAAGTTACGCCAGTTGTATATTCACTGCCACCAGAGTGTGTTCCGCCGCTTGTTGTAGAAAATTTAAAAGGGTGTCCTCCAACAGAACTATCAGAAACATCAAATTTATAAGTTCCACCTTCTGCTAAATTTAATGTATCTTGTTGAACACCGTCAATATAATATTTATTGCCGGATCCAGGATTGGATACCGTTACTGTAAAAGTTCTGGTAACGGACATGCGTCGTTACCTCTTTACGCTATACGAATGATTGCGTTATCTGCGTCAGCTGCTGGAAATTGAATTGTAAAAGTTCCACTTGTTACAGTTTTGTCTGAACCAAATGCGATTGCACAAACTGCTCTATCAGCATTTGTATCGTTATATATTAAACAACCATTAGCTGTAAATGAAGCAGAAGTAAAACTAACGTCTGCAAAATCACAAACTGCTGTATCTGTAGACAATGTAGGAGTAACACTTGTAAGTGTTGCACCACCTGCAGAATAAGCTGAACCTGATGTGTTAGAAATTTCGTTTGATGAACTGTATGCTGTTGTTGATTTATTTAAAGTTGCAGAGCTAGTGTATAAAGCTATTTTAAATGTGTTTCCAGATGATGCTGTAAAGTTATGTAAAGCTTGTAAAACTTCTGCTTTAAAGCTGTTACAAATTGCCGATGTTATTGCCATAATATTTTTCTCCTATTACTGAGGCGGTGACTCGATTGGAATTCTTATTGTACCATCCGTGTAATCGTCTCGTCTTCTTCTTCCAATTTGCATTGCTGCAAACTTTTGTAGTTCAGTTTTATACTTATTTTCATATAGTGTCAACATATCAGTTGGACCTTTTAAAAATCCATATGCTTCTACTAAACATGCGTATAACAGACCTTGAGGAAAATATAAACTAATATAATTAGTCTGATTACTAGCCTCTAAAGTATCTGGCATTTTGTTATAATATATTCTAAAATTGTAATTAGCGTCTGGTGTAGGAGCTAAATATATAGATCCAGAATCAGTAGAACCTAATCCTGTTGCTCCACCAAACATTGCATAATATCTAGGTTTTCCAGTGACATCTGCACCTGAAGTTGTTGAACCTTTCGGACCTGTCAATCTTCCTACATACTCAGTTAAAAAAGTTTGATCACGTCTTTCTAACCATGTACCTTTTTCTGTCGTATTAGTAGCGTTAAATACTTCTACACCTCTAATAAATAAAGCTCCAGCTGGAACTCTAATATTATTTACATCAGTTGCCATTGTACCTTGGTCCACGAATCTATCTGAATCCATGGGAAGATCCATCATAATTCTTTGTTGAGCATTTAAGATGAAACTTTCTAAAACATCTGTTGTAAATACATTTGCATCTACCTCTGTGTAGTTTCTAATTTGTGTAACTAATGTGTTATAACTAATTCCTGACATAATTAAGCTCTATCATTAACGGGTCCAATTGTACACTGAAAACCGCCCCCTGTTTCTGTGCTTGAAGCATTAGATACTAAAGGCACTGTTATTGAATTATATTGTGTTTCAGTTGCTGGTTGAGCTCCTGTTTGTACTGTTGTTCCAATAGCAGTTGCTAAATAAGATCCAAAAACTTTTGCTCCACTGCTGTGTGTAGTTGCTGTGGTGCTAGATGGAGTTTCCCCTTTAAATGGTGCAGATGTTCCACGTGTACACCCTGTTAAATTATTACCAGCTTTACCTGTGTATTGAATTACTTCATTTAAAAATTTTCCATAGTTAGCTGTGTCAGGAGTTGTATCAATTTTTTCTATCATAATAAAACCAGAAGTTGGAAACTCAGTTGCATCTGTTAAAACAATTGTTGTAGCAGAATCACTTATGTTTCCGTTTAGTGTGGTTTCTAATTGTAAAGTAGAAATAGCAACACCACCCACAGGTTTTTTAACAGATTGAAATCTTACATAAGTAGTTCCATAACTTATTTGATTTGAGGGATAAGATACACTTAACGTTCCAGATGCAGCAGTAGTTGTAAAAGGATTGTTTGGTAAAATATCTTGAACAGGAAACTCTACTCTTGCTGGTCTTGCATGCATTAGACCTTGTGGGTCAGCGCCTACAGGATGTGGTTGTAGTTGTGGTTGTTTAGGTTCAAATTCGGATATATGTACCCATGCACCAGTCCATTCTTTTACCATTTCTCTATATGGAAAAGCCGCACCTGATCTGTCAGATATCGCTAATGCTTTACTTCCTTTTGCAAATCTAGCCATTATACGTTTGGATAGTATGTTTTCGGAGTAATGTATGTGCTAGCTGCAGAACCATCTTCTGATAATGCTCTTGCTAACTCATCCTCGTACAACAACTTCATCTCCTGTGTTCTTTGCGGTGCAAACTTCATAGATAAGTAATATGTTAATCCCGCGATCATACATGGTACAAATCTAAAAGGTGTGTCACTTGCGTTAGTATAAGTTCCTGCATCTTGAATTCTTTTTACATAATAAACATTTAAAAAGTTTGATGCAGCAGTTGAATTAGGTAAAGGATAAATAGTAATTGTAACTTTATCAATAAATCTTTGTACCCAAAATTGTGAAGGCGTTCCTTTTGATGCTTTGTTTGCTGTTGCAGAGTATGAATCTCTTGCAACTTTTGTTAAACCAATATCTGATTGGTTTGTAGTATTATAATTTTGTCTGTAAGTAACATTTAAAATATCTGAAATACCATAAACGTTTGCTGTTGGAACAGTCGTAGCTTGTGGTGGTTCTCCTCCTCCGGGAACATCTGTTGAATTTCTATAAAAAGTATAGACACCAGATCCTTCTGCTGTTGCATCAATATTTGTAGTAGATCCTTCAACTAAATTTATGTTAGTGTTTCCTACTTCCCAAAAATGTATACCTCTATTACCCCATTCTTGAAAAAGAATATTTAAAGATCTTCTTGCAGTTTTTAATTGATGTCCTGCCGTCCCAACTAAACCAAGACGTTCATACGCATCTGCAATGATTTCATCTATAGAGAAATCTTGATCAAATGAATATGATACAGAAGTAGTATTCGCCATTTAAATTCCTATCCAGCATAAAAAACTATTATCTGATCAAAGTCACCTACAGTGTAAGTAACATACATCCCGTCTACAAGTCTTGTTCCAGTTCCATGCGCAGAAACTTGACCGTTGTTTCCTCCAGAAGTTCCGCTTGATTTATCAGTAGCAAGTACTGTTCCTGCAGTTCCACCAGTTCTAAAACTACATGTTCCAGCGTTTCCGCCTGACGTAGTTCTAAAACTACCGAAAACTCCACCGCCACCAATTTTTGATCCAGCTGCAGTTCCAAAACCAACTGTTATGTTAGCTGCTGGTTGTGCGCTCATTTCAACTGCAGTTACAGTTAAAAATATTTTAGTGCCTGCTGTTGCTGTAGCAGATCCAGGTAAAGTTATTACTTCAGTTTGAGATGCTCCGTCGACATCAGTTCCAGTGATAGTAGCTGTTTTTCCACTATCTCCAGTTCCTGTAGTCGTAACAGTAACGTTTCTTCCGCCACCATTATGATCAGATGATAGAGATGTTTGTGCCATAGTTGCAGATGTATTAGGTCGTGCTGCTGTAACAAAGTAATCAGGATCAGCTGTTACTGCATCACTTACACGTACCCAGTTCTTTAAAATAATTGACATATTTTTTTCTCCTTAAAATTTAAGTGTGGGCCGAAGCCCACACCAAATTAATTATTATGAAAGGTTATTGTTCTGCAAGTAATTAATAGTTACTGTAGCAGCACCTGCTGACGCATCATCATTTGCACCATTATAAATGTATGCAATTCTGATGTCAGAAGTTCCA